ATGAAAAAGATTAACATCATCAAAATAGTTTTCATAATTACAGTCATACTGATTTCTACTATTTCACCTATCATCAAAAGTGACTCTAAGAAAGACATTTCGAATGTTAAAAGTGATTTACTTTATGCATACACTATAACTCCTTATGATTATAAAGATTGCAGGGTAAATTTTTCAACGACACACACATTAAACATTGATACTCAAAAATATAGAGGGAAAGACTATTATATTAGTTCCGAAATGTCTTATGAGGCCTCTCAAAAATTTAAACGAGATGATCATGTAGATGTTTTTGGATTATTTTATATTCTTAATTCAGAAAATACCTTATGGATAATTATAAAATTTATGACGCTACTTCTCCTTATGTAAGCGGCAGAATCGAAATTGGCACAAAAGATGGGAAACATGAGCAAATAGACTTATTTGACTCACCAAATGAAGGGACTAGATCAGATATTTTTGCAAAATATAAAGATAATAGAATTATCAATATGAAGAACTTTAGTCATTTCGATATTTATCTTGAAAAATAATTCATCATACACAAAAAACCGCCCAGAAATTATCTGAGCGGTTTTGTCTTATCTAAAGGAGCTTTACCTCCTATTTTATACTTGTGTTGCATTAGATAAATACTTATCTTCGACCCACTGGTCAGACTGAGAAGCGTTAATACGTGACCATCCATTCACTTTTTCATAGACTCTTACACGAGTTCCTGCCTTGATAAATTCTTTATCAGCGCTACTTGCGTTTGGCTTAGACTCTACATAATAGTCTGTTCTAAGGGTTGCTTCGTAGTAAGGTACATTCGAGTTGTCTAATTTAGTATTAGTATCTAGCTTTTGATTAAAAGTAAGCTGGCTTTGTGGTTTGTCAATCTTAGGTATATCCACTTTGCTACTATCATCTGCTAATAATACAATATTTTTATCTAAACCACCTGCTACTCCTACACTTGTGAACTGCCACCAGCGCACACCATCCATTGAAGGGAAGAACTCCCAAAGTGGCTCTGTTCGTACTTCGTAGTCTGGATAACCAGCTATCCAAATGCTGTTTGGGTACTTAGCGATAATTTGCTGATAATCAATATTATTAAGCGTAAATGGTTTATAGCTGTAATAAACAGGCTTATATCCAGCGTTTGCAATTTTATCCATAAACGCAATAACTGCATTAGTGTTAGCTTCTTTGTCGGCACTTGCAGAGTCTTCATAATCAATGACTAAGTAAGAGACTTTTTTGGTTGGTAAATTGGACAGAAATAAATCTGCTTCTCGTTGCGCTAAGTTGCTATCTCCTCCAAATCGTCCAAAGTGATAATAACCAATAGGGTCACTAGTATTAGCTTGTTGCTGATGCCTATCAGACAGCCAAGCGAGTGACTCGGATACTTTGATAATCGTTTTAGTAGTGCCAGCTTGCTGACAAGTAGCGGTTAAGTCTGCTTGTTGATAAGCTGATACATCAATAAAATAATCGCCTTTATTTAGTCCTATATTACCTATAACAGTAACTGCATTTTTAAAAACTTTTGGTCTAAATGCAGTAGGATAAGTCGTTGAATATGGTATTTTTACTAAATTATATGCTCCGTTTGCTCCACCCTGGTTTTGACCTAAAAACCATCCGTATCCACTACCTGCATCACTATCAAAAATAGCCACATGGCTATACGGTGTAACACCTGCAACTACCATAAAAATTGCGACATCTCCAGCTTGCATAGTCTCTACTTCGTCAAAGTAGTTTAAAATACCATTTTTGTGACGTTGTTCCCATATATCCCTTGCATATCCTGTATTTGTACAGTTTGCGTATGGCAGTCCTAGATACTTACAGTAGTCTGCGTAGCCATCCCAACATTGCGCACCAAGCGATCCATCAATATCGTAAGCATTGCCATTTGAACGACTTTTATATTCCTGATATGTAGCCATTTATCCCTCCTTATCTAAAAATGGATAAAAAATCAAAGCAACCACAGATAATGGCACATACAGTATTGCGATTGCTATAACTAATGCTAATCGTGTGATTGCTCGCATGACCTATTCCTCTTCCTTGATTTGTGACACATTCATCAGGATACATGTTAGTCCTGACAACAGCACTGCTGACAACATTGTTGGCCAGTTAATATCCGTAATCAACATGCTTGACCCGATAAGACCAACGGCCGTTTGTGCCATTGTTTTAATTGTTTTAATTGCTACTTTTTTAAACCAGTTATTCATTTTTCTTCTCCTTTTTTAAATAGCGTAATAATACGCTCCTTGTTGATAATAACTTCGTCTTCTACGCGACCTAAACGCTCCTCGTGTCTGTCGATAATTTTTTTGGTAATCTCACGTTCACGATCAAGATTTTTAAGCTCATAAGCTAACTCCTTAATTGAGTCCTTGAGTTGAGCCATGGCAAACTCATTAGCTTCCATGGCTTTTTTAAAGGGATTGACGATAAATCCCCAAACACCCAAGATAGACAAAGCAGCGCCACAAAAAGCACCAATTTGTACAAAATCTATCATCTAACCACCTCTAATCTTGTTTAACCAAATCCGCATATTTAATGACTGTGACTTTATCCTCTGATTCCAAATCTTTAAGAGTTTGCGCCTCATAAGTAAACGGCTCGTTAACGTGTACGAAGACTAGGTTCCCTTCGCCTGCTTCACCGTCTTCCTCTTTAGTACTGTCGACCACCGTAAAGACATCATACGCTTGATACTCACCTTTTTTGGCTGGCTCGATTAGCTCAAGCATGCCTTTATAAATGTCAGGATCAATCTTGCCGCCGCTCGTTAACATGTGGATCGTTTGTAAGTTAATCATCTTTTGCGTGCGCTCTGCGGACACCTTAGCTAGTCCAGCAGCTGTTTGAGCAGTTTTGGCAGTCTTAGCAGTTTCCTGTGAGATTTTTTCAAGGTCGTCTACTTTTTGCACGGCTTCGCCCATAGCGATTTCGACGTAAGCAGTCTTTTTAAACTCCTCTAAAGCAGCCTCGATAATTTCTGCATCATTAGCTGTTCTCAAATCTTTTTTGATCTTCTCTGCGATGACTGCACCCCTGTCATCTGTAATAATTACCTGCGTATCAATGACTGCTCCTGTACCGTCCCACTGTGGGTAGTTTCCTGTTACTTTCCAATTTCTCATGTTTATTTACCTTCTTCCTTCGGTGCTGTTGCTTCATCCAATTGTGCGTTTAATTCTTCCAATTCGATTTCATGCTGTGCTTTTAATTGAGCATTTTCCAGCGTTAAATTAGCGACTTTAAGTGTTAAATCGTTAATAATTTTTCCTAATAATTTTTCTTGCATTGTTTCTCCTAATTTATCCTATGCGGTTAGCCCAGCCACCTGTACCTATATAGCCAATCCTATTCGCTAAATCTTTTAACATCATAGCGACACGTTCGCCTTGCACATAGATATCTCCAACGTGGATTTGGTCTATCTTACGATCAGCTCTCCCTATGGCATGCTTTATACCACTTTCATTCTGTGGAATGAGGTAAGCATATCCTGACGTTGTTGAGTCAAAGAGCCATGGACTACGATTTTTATTTCCATAGATTGCTACACGGTTACCGACTAATTCAACAAAACTTGTCGATTGATAAGATGACTTCCCGTTCCAAATTCTTATGCCTCCGAAGGTTTTATTTTCATGGTTTTCTGACCCATCGCTATTAGAGCCTATAACCGTCATTGCAGCTTGCATGTTACCTATCTCAGATATAAAGCCTGACTTTGTCATCTTTATAAACTGACTAGCTGTACTGCTATCGATACGTCTCATGGCTGACTCATTTGTGTAATGGTTGATTTGACCGCTTTGCAAGTCTATTGTCATCGCACCATTACGAGCCTTAATAACTTTACCCTCAAGCAAACTTGTGATCGCATACTCAATCCTTGCTTTAATAAAATTAGCGTCTAAACCAACAATACTGCTAGCGTTGAGATTAATCACATTGATTTTGTTTGCATCGATTGTCCCACCGATAATCTGGTCGGCTTTTAGCTTGATAAACTCACCAATTTTTGCGCCAAAAGCCCCGTTAACCGTGGTATTGCCGTCTAAAGCAATACGCTCACCAGAAATTCTGACACCGTAGCCATTGAGGTTTATGGCTGAGACAATCTCTTTTGCGGACATCTTAGCATCAATCCCACCAGCTCTCTGTATGGCTAACTTGATACTGTCCCCAGACTGGTTAATGATGCTTGTCACATCGGCTCTTGTGACTCGTTGGTCAATTTGACTAGCTAATTGGCTAATCCGAGAATTAAGCTTACTGTTTGGACTATTAACATCAGACTGTAAACCACTAACAGTTTGTTGTAAGCTGCTGTAACTCCCTTCAGCATTTTGTAATCGCCGCTGATAACTGTCTAGGCCCTGTTGTACACGACTGACAGCACCTTCACGGTTACTTATCTCTTGTGAGATTTGCCTGGCAGTTGCTTGTTGCGTTGATTGCAACCCACTGATTTTTGACTCCAGCTCTACGCGCATACCTTGATTACTATGAGTAAACTCAGCTCGTAAGCCATCGAGCTTGCTTTCATAGGCCTCTGTAGTGCCTGACGAGGTAGTGGTTATTTTAGCGGACAGCTTGCGTATCTCGTTATCATACCTTTGATACAAGCCTTGAGCGGTTGTTTGTATCTCAGCTTGTAAACCGATTTTATCATTGGCCATTGTGGCTTTTAGCCCCTCAATACCAGCTTGGTAGCTTGACGATAGCTGTCTATCTGCATCTTGGTACTCACGTCTAATGCCTGAGACTGTCTCGTTGATAAGCGCAAGTTTTTTATCGGTCTCGCTACTAATACGTTGCTGCGTGCCCTCTGCGGTTTTGATAATCTCAGATTTTATTGTACCGTTGTAATACTCTTCAATCATCCCTTGATT